AGTGATGTGACTATGCCAACGATCGGCGATAATTCTTTAAAAGAAATGGCTGATTTGTGCGCGGAACAAGCGTCACTAGAAGAAGAGATGAGACAACTAGAGGAGCAGTTAAAAGCGAAAGCGAAAGCCGCTCGTAAATTGTCACAAGAAATAATTCCGGCAAAAATGTCAGAATTAGGATTAGAAAGTTTGACACTAAAAGATGGGTCATCTGTAAAGGTGAAACAATTAGTACAAGCCTCTATTCCAGTAAGGCATCGCGAAGAAGCATTTAATTGGCTTCGTGATAACGGACATGGTGACTTGATTAAAAACCAAGTATCAGCTACGTTCGGTAAAGGTGAGGATCAATCTGCAAATGAATTTATTGACAGTATAAATTCATTAGGATATGAGCATACACAGAAGGTCTGGGTGGAACCCATGACTCTCAAAGCATTTGTTCGAGAACAAATCACTGAGGGTAGTGAGTTACCGATGGACACTTTCGGAGTCTTTGTTGGCGCCGAAACTAAAATAAGTAAAAAGTAAAAAGGAGAAACACATGGCAAAAGCTGATGTTGTAAAAAAAGAAGAAAGTCAACTACCTGCACTAAGTCTAGATTTAATGGAAGGGGACGCATTTAGCGGCCTTGAAAATATTTCACAAGACGACTTAGCGACACCAAGATTAAAAGTCTTGATGCAGTTATCACCAGAACTAGAAGACCTAGAAGGTGCTAAAGCCGGAATGATCTTTAATACAGTGACTAATGAACTGTATGACGGAACAAAAGGTATTAGTGTTCTACCGTGTGCGTATCAACGTCAATACGTTGAGTGGGCTGACAGGGGACAAGGATCGGGTGCTCCGATAAATGTCTACGATGCTTCAAGTGACATCTTGACAAAAACTACACGCGATGAAAACAATAAGGACCGTTTAGAAAATGGTAATTATATTGAAACGTGTGGTAACCACTACATACTACTCATTGGTGAAAACGGAGATGCTACTCCGGCTTTACTTACAATGAAAGCTACACAGCTTAAAAAGAGTAGAAAGTGGAACTCTATGTTACTTAACCTAAAATTAAATGGTAAGAATGGATTGTTTACACCACCATCTTACAGTCACTACTATCGCCTCAAAACTATGAAAGAGGGTAACGATAAAGGTAACTGGTATGGTTGGGAAATCAGTAGAGAGTCTCAACTTGAAGATGCTAACCTTTATAATGTCGCTAAAGCATTTGCTGAAAGTGTAAGTAAAGGGGACATTAAAGTTAAGTATGAGGAAGAGTCTACTACTACAGACAAGGTTCCGTTTTAACTAACACGGGGCGGGCAACCGCCCCTTTAACGAAAGGAAAATAACGAAAGGAAAATAATGGAAGAAAGAATAAAGAAGTTTAAGAGTATATTTTATGGATTGGACCGTGCCTATGGTCAATATAAAAGTGATGGTCAATTAGTAAACGGTAAAGCAAGCGGACAGGCTTTTATAAAGAAAGCACCTGTTACAGATCAATTGTGGATAGACCACATAGAAGGTAAAGAACCTAGTCTTGGTATCATACCAATAAGAGATAATTCAAAATGTATATGGGGTTGTATAGATATAGATACATATCCATTAGAATATAAAAAGCTTGTAAGAAAGATAAGAGAATTAGAATTACCAGTTGTTATGTGTAAATCAAAAAGTGGCGGTGCACATGTATTTTTGTTTACAAAAGAACCTGTACCGGCTAAACTTATGCGCGATAAATTACAGGAATGGGCAGGAGAATTAGGTTATGCAAATTGTGAAATATTTCCAAAACAAATTGAAATTAAAGCAGATCGCGGAGACACTGGAAACTTTCTTAATCTTCCCTATCACGACGGTGATGATTCTATGCGTCATGGCGTTAGCGACGATGGTAGCGCTAGTAGTCTTAGCGATTTCTTTGCTTTATATGATCGTTATTGTACGACCGAAAAAGATTTAAAAGAATTTCAAGTAAAAAGAAAGAATGATGTTGAGTTAAAAGACGGACCACCTTGTTTGTCTACATTGATGTCACAAGGCATACCACCCGGCGGTAGAGATAACACACTATATCAATACGCTGTGTATGCAAAAAAGAAATGGCCAGAGGAATGGCAAGGAAAGATAGAAGAATTTAATCACAAGTATATGGAAACACCATTACCGGCTCAACAAGTTGTTAAAACAATAAGACAGCATGAGAAAAAAGATTATCAATACAAATGTAAAGATCAACCTATGTGTGCGGTATGTTCACAAACATTATGTAAAGGTAAACAATATGGTATTGGTAATAACTTTGAACATCAAGTCAGTGACTTAACAAAGTATGAAAGTGATGAGTCAACGTGGTTTTTAAATATTGATGGTAGAATATTAAAACTATCAACAGAACAATTATACGACCAACACAAGTTTAGAAAAGCGTGTATGAATGAAATTAATGCGATGCCTAACATGATGAGACCAAATGATTGGACCAGTAGATTACAAATGTTAATGGAAACTGTTGTTGTTATACAGATGCCGCATGAGATTACAAAGACAGGTGTTTTTGAAACTTTACTTGAACGTTTTTTAGAAGATCAAGGTGAAGCAGAGAACATAGATGAAATAGATATGGGTAAAGCATTCTTTGAAGAAAAAGAATATGATGAAAAAGAAGGTAAAGTAAAAAGAGACACTGCATATTTTAAATCAGAATGGTTGCAGAAGTTCTTAAAAAGAAATGATTTTAAAGATTTTAACAGAACAGAAATGACAGCTCATATTAGAAATAAATTAGGCGGCGGAGATGTAAGAAGAAAAATAAAAGGTAAGACAGCGTATCTTTGGTATGTACCTTGGATTAAAAAAAGTAGCGATGAGTTTGATACGCCAGACATGACTGAGGAGACACCTTTTTAATGGATAGAAATATTATCTTTGGTCCCCCGGGAACAGGTAAGACAACGTACTTACTGCGCATCGTAGAAAAAGAGTTGCGTGAAAACAATGTATCACCACACAGGATTGCTTATCTTGCATTTACAAATCAAGCGGCAGATGAAGCATTGTCTCGTGCTATCTCACAACTAAATTATGACGTAAAAGACTTCTCAAACTTTCGTACACTGCATAGTTTAGCATACAGAGAGTTACATCTAAAAGATGAAAACATCATGAGTGATGAAGATTACAGAAGAATATCTGACAAGACACAGATAAAATTAAGTAATCCAAACAACAACATAAAAAAATATGGTGCAGGTTTTCCCGATGATGTGTTTATGCAAGTCATTGATGGTGCAAAGATACGAGGACTAACTTCTGAAGCTTACTTTAATTATCCAGATGTTGGAAACATCGAAGGTGGTTTACGTAAACTAAAGTACATTGATAAGTCATTAATTGATTATAAAAAAGAGAGAAACAAATATGACATGACAGACATGATTGTGGACTTCAATAAAAAACATTATGACCTCATGCCAAACTTTGATGTAGTGATTGTAGATGAAGCACAAGACCTTAGTTGGTTGCAATGGAAAATGGTAGAGCGTGTTCTTACAAAAGCAAAACGTGTGTACATAGCCGGTGATGATGATCAAGCAATCTATCGTTGGGCGGGGGCAAGACCAGAGTTCTTGATGAACATGGACGGTAAAAGAACTATACTAAATAAGTCATACAGATTATCAGAGTCTATTCACGCAAAAGCAAATAAATTAATTAAGCGTGTCAAAGATAGAGTTGATAAAGAATGGACAGCGCGTGATGAAAAAGGTCAAGTAAACATACACCCGGTCGAGCAGTTACAAAAAATGAAAGAAGGACAGTGGTTAGTACTAGCAAGAGATGGCTACCGTTTAGATAAATTAGAAGAAGAATTAAAAATTTATGGTTACTTTTATGAGCGAGGAGACCGCACCTCTATCAATAAACTTGTGCATCAAGCTATATTGGCATGGGAAGATATTCGCAGAGGAAAAGAATTAGATCTTAAAAGAGTTAAATCATTTTACAATTACATAAAAATAAATACAGGTGTCGATAAAAAATTTAAAGGAATGGCAAATGTAGATAAAGATAAAATGTTTACCTTTGATATGTTGAAAGAAAGTTATGGATTAAAATTAGATAAAGATTTACCTTGGTTTAAGGCACTAGAAAATATTGAGTCTACTAAAAAAACGTATGTACGTATGTGTTTACGTCGTCAAGAAAACATTAGACGCGCACCACGGATCAAACTGTCCACGATACACGGATCAAAAGGTGGTGAAGCAGATAACGTAATGCTATTAACAGATTTAACTCGTAAGGCTGATGTATCGTATTGGTCACAACGAGATGAAGAGAGACGTGTATTCTATGTGGGAATGACGCGTGCAAGAAATACATTAAACATTGTTCGTTCACAAACGGACAGAGAATTTACGGAGGCATTTTAATGTTTACAATAGAGACTGCATTGAAACAAGTCAGTGTAACAGAAAAACAAATACGTAAGATACGTGCACAGTTACCAAAATTAAACCGTGAGAAAGTTGATCAAGAATTAAAAATATTATTACTTGATTTACAACTACTTACAAATGATTTACGGTCTATCAACAAAAAGGAGAAAGATGAAGACTAGAGAGTATTTAGATACGGCGGCAAAGATTGTTACTGGTCAACGTCAACATGATTATGGTGACAAGTATCAAAATCATGAAAACATTGCAAAGTTATGGAGTGGTTATTTAGACTATAAAATATCAGCACACGATGTGGCGATATGTATGTTACTTGTAAAAGTGGCAAGACTCAAACACAGACCTACAAAAGATTGTTACATAGACATGGCGGGATATGCGGCGATTGCGGGTGAAATAAACGATAGGAAAGAAGATGACACAAATACCACTGTTTCAACCTCCGAGTGAGTGGACACCACCAGAGAAAGTTCCTAATCTCTCCGAAGCAAAAGAAATAGCTATAGATTTAGAGACATACGATCCAGATATTAAAACAAAAGGTCCGGGTTGGGCTATTAACAATGGCTATATAGCCGGTGTTGCTATTGCCGTAGAAGGTTGGAAGGGTTACTTCCCTATACGTCACGAGGGTGGTGGTAACTTTGATGAGAATATACTCAAGCGTCACATACAAAAGATCATGAACCTACCCTGTGATAAAGTATTTCATAACGCCGCTTACGATGTAGGTTGGTTACGTTGGTGGGGTGTAGAAGTAAAAGGTAAAATTATAGATACCTTGATTGCCGCGCCACTTATCGATGAAAACAGATTTAGATATTCACTAAACGAGTTAGGTAAAGACTATCTTAAAGAAACAAAGTCAGAAGGTTTATTATATGAAGCCGCAAAAGAGTGGGGTGTTGATGCAAAAGCACAGATGTATAAACTACCGGCAATGTATGTTGGTCCTTATGCAGAACAAGATGCAGACTTAACATTAAGACTATGGCAGTTTTTTAAAGTAGAAATAATTAAACAAGAGTTATCTAGTATATTTGATTTAGAGACACGACTATTTCCATGTCTATTAGATATGAAATCAAAAGGGGTTCGTGTTGATTTAGATAAAGCAGATAGAATAAAAAAAGATTTACAGAAAAAAGAAACAACATTACTCACACAAATTAAAAAAGATACAGGTGTTGATGTAGATGTCTGGGCCGCAGTAAGTGTAGCAAAAGCATTTGATAAATTAAAAATTAAATACGAGCGCACAGAGAAGTCCGGGCAACCAAAGTTTGATAAAAACTTTTTAACAACACACAAACATCCATTAGCAAAAATGGTTGTACAAGCAAGAGAGTTCAATAAAGCACGCACAACATTTATTGACACAATATTAACACACTCTTCACACAGTAGAATTCACGCCGATATTAATCAAATGCGTGGTGAAACAGGAGGAACAGTCACCGGACGGTTCAGTTATAGTAATCCAAACCTACAACAAATTCCTGCACGTAATAAAGATATCGGGCCGTTGATACGATCAATCTTCGTCCCAGACGAGGGTTGCAAGTGGGGTAGTTTCGACTACTCTCAGCAAGAACCACGCGTTCTTGTGCACTTCGCCGCGCTTACCGGCGGTGGCTTGAAAGGCGCCGACGAGGTCATCGAGTCTTATAAGACAGAAGATCCCGACTTTCACCAAGCTGTCGCCGATATGGCCGGCATTGACCGGCGTACAGCCAAGACAATTAATCTTGGTATGATGTACGGTA